AGCAATTGCAAAGGGGGATATCCCCGACGAGATGTTAGATGGAGATGTAGTGGATGGTGGTAAGCCCGCAAAGAAGCCCCTCAAATCTAAAAAGAGGTCCTGAAGCGGAATTTCTGCTTAGCCGTCTGGCGCTGGAGGAGTTGGCCAGGCGCGGGATGCAGCGATCCTTCTGGGCATTCCTGCAGCGATACCCCCCTAAGCCCCAATACATCTGGGGCATCCACACCATAGCGTTAATTCAAAAATTACAGGAAATGAACGACCGGGTGGCGACGGGAGAAAGCACGTATATGTGTATCTGCCTCCCATTTCGGCATGGTAAGTCCGATATTGTTTCTCGGAGGTACCCTGTATGGGATCTCATTGGGACTCCAGATGATGAAATTATCTTGGCAAGTTACAACTTTGAACTGGCATCGACAATGAGCTATGACGCCAGGGCGTGTTTTATGGAAGCGGGAAATATGTACGACCTTTGGGTACAACGCGATCGAAGCTCAATTGGATCGTGGCGTATCCAGCGGCATTATGGCGCGGTACACGCAGCAGGACTCGCCGGAACAATTACCGGGCGTGGAGCAAACAAATTGATCATCGATGACTATTGCAAAAACCGTGAGGATGCTGAATCCCAAACGATGCGGGATAAGACTTGGGACTCATTCGAAAGTGATCTAATTACCAGACTCGCTCCGATCCACGGGGTATGTATTGTCGCCAACCGGTGGCATGAGGATGATCTGGTTGGTAGGATTGCGCGAAAGAATGATCCCTATGCTCCTGAGTATGATTCGGAGTTTCCAAAGTTTGAGATGGTAACTTTCCCCGCGCAGAACGCGCAGGGGCGATGGCTGTTCCCAGAGAGATTCCCAGAATCCTGGTATAAAACCATGCGAGCGCTAATGGGAGCATATGCGTGGGGTGCGCAAGGGCAGCAAGACCCTGCACCTAGACGCGGGAATATGCTCAGAGCCGACCTGGTACAGTACGTCGACGAGATGCCGGAGGGTCTTAAATGGCGGCGCGGTTGGGATCAGGCGTCGACGGAGAAACAACGTATGAAAAGCGACCCAGACTTCACGGTTGGGACAAAGGCGGCGTACAGGGATGGGTGCATTTACATCGAGGACGTGGTACGGGGGCAGTGGTCGGCGCTAAAAAAACAGCAGCGAATGGTAGCGACGGCTGAGAAAGATGGTCCCGCGGTTCAGGTTCGGATTGAAACTGTAGCGGGGTACAAAGACATGTACGAACTTGTCAGAGCGATGATGAGTGGGAAGGCGGTTGTTCGACCGGTAACGCCTACTAAGGATAAGGTGACGAATGCACTTTGTATGGAGCCGATCTTCGAAGCGGGGAATGTGTACATCAAGAAAGCGCCGTGGAATCATCCATGGCTTAAGGTAATCTCTGCGTTCCCAGGCGGTGCGCACGACGACGATGTAGATTCTTTGGTAGTGGCGTTGAAAGAGGATATCGAGAGCGGGAGACGAATCACGATTCAGAGCCTTTGACACAGGTTGAGGGGTAATAGATGGCATTTAATTGGCTAAAGCAAAGAGCATTCAAATGGGCCGCCAAATCACTGAACTACGACGATCTGGAGCATTTCTTCCTCAACCTGTCGAGTCAATATTCCAACGGCTCAATTTCGAATGCGCAAAATATTTGGGGTACGTTGACCCCCGCGCAACAGGAATCAATTTACAGAAATCATCCAATAGTGTTTGCCTGTATTTGGCGTATCTCTATCGCGTTTTTGGAATCGCGGGCAGTTGTGGGCCATGAAACGGAGAAGGGGTTTGAGGAGTTACCAGACCACCACCTCCTTAATTTGATGCGCAAGCCGAACGAATGGCTCAGCCTGTTTGAATTCTGGTCGTATCAGATTTCCCATCTTACCCAAACGGGAAAAGGGTTCGTTTGGATTTTACGGAATGGACTGCAGGATGCGAACGGGGTGGGAGAGGCTTCGGAGTTATGGCCGATACCGTCATCTTGGGTTAAAGTGGTTCCGCTGCAAAAAATACTGCAGGGAGATAAGCGTAGGATCATTTCTCATTACGAGGTCAATCCGGAGGGGTACGCTGGAGAGCCGATATTAGTCTCGCCGAATGACATGATCTATTCTCGCTATGTCAATCCCAGTAACTTCCATGACGGCTCTGGTCCTATGCAGGCCGCATATCATGATTATAAAACAGACGTTGAGCGAGAGGATTATCTGGTTGAGATGCTCGATAATTCCCACACCCCGGGGATGATCCTAAAGCAGAAGCTCGATTGGTCGGAAGAGCAGATGGAAATGATGCGTAAAACATTAAAGGATCATCTGGGGCATGGAAAACGTGGGAGCCCCCTGCTGATCTCCGGTGAGGATGTTGGGGTTGATTATCCGATACCCCTTAAGGACATGGATTTCCCTGGGATGTCAGAGCAGGTCGAGAGCAGAATCTGCGCTGCGTTTGGCGTTCCACCTATTTTGATTAGTTCACGAGTTGGATTAAAACATGCAACGTATTCCAACTATGATGTTGCCGAGCGCTCGTTCTACAGGGGTACCATGACGGGTATTTGGCTTGCGATGAGTTCATCTTTCACGCGTACGCTGGCATCGGGGGAAGGTGACGACGAAACGGAGATTCGGTTCGACTCGTCGAAGGTCCGTGCGCTCCAGGAAGATCAAACGGAGATGGCAACGCGCGCGACAGAGCTACACGCGGGGGGTGTAGCCACATTCCAGGAGGCAAGGGAAATGGCGGGGCTCTCAATAGACCCTGAGGCTCCCGACTATACCCTGCAGCGCATGGGCTTTGAGCGCATACCGGTAAATGCTGAGCCGGAACCGACACCGGACGAAAGTGATGGATTGTCTGGCGGCGACGAATGGGAGGAGCCCCCGGTTGAGGGGGATGAGGAAGAAATGGAGGAGGAAGAATAATGGCGGGCATGGTGATTAGAAAACAGATGAAAATGAAAGACGCTGCTAAGGATATGTCGCTGGAGGTCACCATTGGGGGTATGACCACATGGAGGATTCGGCTGCGCATCGGGGTGGCGCTGATTTTTGTGGCGTGTAAAATCATCGGCTGTAACGTACGAGTATTGGGGGAGGTAACGGCTGGAGAGGGAGACGGGCAGGGATAATTTTTGCTTAAAGGTGGTAGGCTAAAAATGCCAGCATCACTTATCACAACTGAGACATCGAGGACGGCGGTGCTCCGAAACAAGCTCGCCGACCAGTGGCTCCCTAATCTCAAGCGACGGCTGATGCGTGTTATGCGAATGCACTTCCGGGAGGCGGCAAACAACATCAGAGTCCATAGCGTACCCTTTCCCCAGAATGTTCAAGACCGCTGGGCACGCGATATTGTGGAGGCGCAGCTAAAGCCGACGGTGCTGATGGTCATTCAAGGATATCGTTTGGCAGAGGAAGAGTACGGAATTAATATTTCGAAGCAGGTTAGCCCTGATGAAAAATTTTTATACGTCGGCGAGACGCGGGATGATTTCTTGCTGAGGGAAATGGGGGAACCTACTGAGGGGTGGCTTCGGGGGGTTGCGACTGGGCAGGCGCGGACACAGGCGAAAACAATTGCTAAGATATGGATTCAAGCGGCAGCGTACTGGGATAGCGAAAAGCGACAGGGTATGACGATCGCACAGATTGCCAGGCATATCGAGCAGGCCACCCCACAGCTTGCGTGGCAGGCGGAACGAACGGCGAGAACCACGGCGATCTGGGCGATGAATGAAGGAGCGGTCAAACGGTACAAAGATGCCAATGTTCAGATTGTACAGTGGATTGTAACGGCGGACGATTCATCTTGTCAGTTTTGCCTTGCGCTCGACGGTCAGCATATGAATACCGGTGGAGACTTTGTACCGGGAGATGCGGCACTGGCAGGGTTGGAAGGGGGTACGCTGGGAATCCAGCAGGCGATCTCGCACCCCCCTCTACATCCAAATTGCCGATGTACGGTTATCCCAATCGTGCATCCGACGCAGCTCGTCGACCAGACCCCATTCCAAACGCATGGTCCGAATAAACCAAGTGGCCCCTGGGCGAATATCCCGCAGCGAATAAAGCCCAAACCGAAACCACTACCTCTACCAAAACCAAAGTTGGAACCTAAGCCCCCTCCGCCGATACCTAAGCCGAAACCTGTTCCGGCTCCCGCTCCTGCGCCGAAGGTGGAAATACCGAGGACAGTCCCCAAGCCAAAACCAGTACCTGCCCCGAAACCTAAGCCAAAGCCGGTACCTAAGCCAAAACCAAAACCTGAGCCAAAACCTGTTTCAGCCCCGAAGCCAAAGCCAAAGCCAAAACCTGAGCCAAAGCCGAAGGTACAAGAAACGCCTGGGTCTAAAACCAAACTGGAGAATAGTTTTAATAAAGTCAAGGCCGATATACAGAAACGGACAGAGGAGCACGGGTATGTTTTGGATAGCAACGGAAAAATTCTTACTCATGTAAAAGGTACAGAATTTCAAATTAAGTTTGCCCGTGACGACCTGAAGAAGATGGCAGGCAACGTGGTGGTGCATAATCATCCTGGAGATTCTGTACCGTCTGGTACGGATATTGTTTCTATGTTTTTCAATAAACTGAAAGAGCAACGAATCGTTACCCACGGGGGTAAAGTTTATAAACTACGCCCAGGAGTAGGCATGATTAACTCTTCAAATCTTAAGAAATTCCGGAGAGATTATAATCGAGTGATGAAGCAAGAGGCGCATAAGGGAATAAAATCTTTTTTGAAGAAAACGTCTGGTATGTCACATACAGAAAAGTTAAAAGCGGTGAAACTGGATATGGAGCATGTAGGGGAAAATGCTCTTAAGAAACTTGCGATCAAATATAAATTCGAGTTTGAGATATTGGGGGTTTGACATGAATATAAATGATACACCGGTTTTACCCGGCCAATGTGTCATGTGCGCACACTGGAATTCTGATGACATACTTTCGCGGTCATGTACAGCATACCCAAAAGGTATTCCTTTGCCGATCCTATCTGGAAAATTCATACATACGAAACCTTACCCTGGAGACCGTGGAATTCAGTTTGAAGAAAAGGAGATTTAACCGTGACTATGGAACGTGATGCGAAGGCGGAACAGGATAAGGCGTTGACCTCGGATGCAGGGGGAGATCTACTTGTGCCAACCGAGCGGGCGACAGACCTGATATACTACCATTGTCCTGAGTGTGGATATGAAGCTAAATTTTCCGAGAAGCCAAAAACTATGGACTGCCCGAAGTGTGGGGGTACATTAAAGATCGGCAGGCTGCCGGAGAAAGACACCAAAGCACAAACAAAATCAAACCGGGAATCTTTTTACGGCAAGCCGGAGAATATCGATGAGAAAACCCGAACGATGGATGTGGTAATCACCTCCTCCAGGAGAGACCGGGACGGAGATATAATCCAGCCGAAGGGGCTCGACTTTACGGAATTCAAAAAGAATCCGGTTGTGCTGTGGGCGCACGATATGCATCAACCACCTATCGGTAAAGTAATAGACATTAGGCATGAGGGTGATACCTTAATCGCCAGGGTACAATTTGCAGACACAAAACTGGCTAAAGAATTGTTTGACCTCTACTCTAAGGGGTTCCTCCGGGCGTGGAGCATCGGATTTATTGCAAAGAAAAAAGATTTGAGGAAGAATCCTGATGGCGGGGTAGAAGTTTTCAAAGCGGAGGTGATTGAGCTTTCGGCTGTATCTGTGGGAAGTAACCCAGACGCGCTTGCGCGCGGGGTGGGGGAAATCAAAACCAAGGAGCTTCAGGCAATCTTTGCCAAGGTGATTGCCACCGTTAGCGAAAAGCGAGTGATGCTTACTTCTTTGGATACCCAAACGGCGGTCACTGAAGACGGCCAGGGATATCTGGCGTTTACCTTCAGGGAAGACTTTAGATTTGCCCCAGGGTTTTTATCAAAATCAATTAAGGAAGTAGTGGCTGCAGAAAAGGTTCCGATATTTATGCGCGCGACCGGCGAGAATGGATGGCAAGACGAGAGATACATTCGCCACGTTAAAAATAAAGAAATGGTCGAGGTATTCCTCTCCGGGAACCTGCTACTATCCTATGCTCTGAGCGTCGACGAGTATAACCAGATCAGGGGCAAAAATATAGCGGCAATCCTCCACATGGAACCACTCCATTATAGTTGGAAGGGGGATGATGTCCGTGTGAAGCAGGCGCGGCTTGATCGGATTACAATTACTATCTCGGACGCAGGCGGATCAGAAGACCCCGCCGACTCTGAGGGTACTAAGGCGTTTGTCGGAAACACCAAAGAGGCCGTCCTCCGCAAGATCGCCAGTGGCAAGCGGAAATTCGAGTTGGATTTAATTAAACTAATTGAAAAGATGGAGGAATTGCAATGAAGAAATTGAAAGAACTGATGGAAAGTCTTCTCGAAGAACTCAACGACATCGAGGAGAAAATGGCTGCGACCGAAGATGAGAAAGAGGTTGAAAAGTTTGTAGCCGAACATGAGGTGAAGATCAAGGCGCTTGATGATACCAAGGTCAAACTAGAGAAAGCGATCTCGGCTATGAAGTCCAAAAAAGACGCGACGGCGCTTGCGAAGAGCTTCAGTGATCTTTTACAGACCGACACCCTGAACGTGAACCTCACCGGAGTGGACGATCCCGATCCCGATCCCGATCCCGATGCGGCGAAGTTGGCGGCAGAGGCAATCGACTACCGGAAAAAGAATATCGCGCATGAAAAAGTATTTCACAAGTACTGCCAACTCGGAATGAAAAAAATCTCCGGTGTGGAGTATACCGAGCTTCTGAAACCCACCAACCCTAAATTCGACAACGGCGCAGACGGCGTGATCGCCCCCAGGGTATGGTCTGACCTTCTGTTCGGTCGAAAATGGGCGGAGGCGATGGATCATAAGGCGCTCCCAATGCAGTCGGATGTCGATGCCCAGGGGGGGTATCTTGTACCCATCGACCAGAAGACATTCATTTTGGAGACGCCGACCGAGGAGGCGCACATCATGCCTCGTGCGACGATCATCAAAACCAAAACCGGAGATATTACTATTCCGCGTTTGCAGCAGAATGACTCTAACGAGTACGGGGGTATGGCGGTGGAC